ATTGAGGCTGCGAAGCTAGACCTAGAGCGTCAGTCGTTAGAGGCTGAGTTCACCCGTAAGGGCATGGAAATGAGCATGAAAGCCCAACAGCAAGAGGCTGACATGAGGATTCGTGAGGCTGAGTTAGCGGTTAAGCAGCTACAGGCTATCTTAGCGATGGACTTGGCTGATGAGGATACGAGAGCTAAACAGGCTGATATTGTCCTGAAGGCTATTAAAGAGCTAGGGAATCTGACAGCGTGAACGGACTTCTACACGACATGATTCAGCAGGGTATAGCCTCGTATGGGGCTAGATACGCTGAGAGTCCTAGTGAACCGTTATCGATGAAGGGTAAGGGTTACTTTGGTCTGTTGCCTAGCTCAGAAGGTGTCTCGACTGAAATCTCGGCTACTAACGATCAGGGTATGAGTTTCCCGTTGCTAGTTCCTACGCTAACGCAACAGGAGGTTAATTACCTGCTACAAGGCGGTCAGCCGACTGAGGACATTTACAACAAGGCGATGATGTTTGCTCAGTCTCGTCAGGCTAGCGGTCAGAGTCCATTTGCGGAACCGACTGAACTGCGTATGCCTGTTGGATTACTGGAGAGCAGATAATGGCTGGTTTACTATCTGACATCGTTGGAATGATTGACCGAGCCAAGCAGAGTGCTAAGGCTAATGTTGGTCTATTGGTAAGTGATCCTAGAGAGTACATGGCTTCTCTAAACGATCAGGCTAGGGCATTTAATCAGGCTTCTAACCTAGCGACTCAGGCTAAGTTAAACGAGATGAGAGGGCTTCTGGTGACTCCTGAACAGGCTGCTGCTAAAGAGTATGTGGATAGGGTGAATCAAGACCTAGCGATGGGCTTTGCTGGTACTACTAGCGTAGGTAAACCTATTTACTATCATGGAACTAACCGAAATTTCCCAAATTTTGCTAATAGGCTGACTTATTTTACGCAAGACCCGATGCAAGCAAGCTCTTATGCGGGAACTACTGGAGCTAATGTAAGACCAGTTAATCTTGATATAAAAAATACATATACTGGTGGCGATATTGATAAGATTTTAGAAACAGTAAAAAAGTCAGATGATTATTATCCGTTTACATTATCTAAAGTGAAACAATTTTTAGAAAACAGAAGTCCTGCTGCATTTGAATTAAAAAGTGTTCAAAAGGCATTGAAAAAACTTGGTTACGATTCTTTTTCAGAGATTGAGGGTGGAGTTGAGCAAATTGGTGTTTTTTCACCAAAGTCTGCAAAATCCATATATGAAAAATGAGTAAAGCATACTGGGCTGAGATACTCCTGAAGGACGAGAACTTTCAGCAAATGATGGAAGAACTCCGGTCGCAAGAGATTACCAAGTTCGCAACTAGCGATTATGGTCAGGTAGAGGTTAGAGAGTCTGCTTATCGTCAGTTGAGGGCAATAGAGTCGATTGAAACGTATCTCGAAGGGTTAGCGTCAGACAAGCTAATTGAGGAGAAGCGGTTAAAGATTTTGTAACCCGTTTCGGGCGGTTCCCGATATAATTTAGGAAAGAAAAGATGAGCGATACTCAAGGAACGACACCGGAATCCGGTAGTCCAGAGTTGAATGTAGGTAGTGCAGCCGACGCTATCTTGGGTCTTATGGGTGGGGAAGAAGGCTCCGAACAGGAACAACCTGAATCTCAAACCGAAGCCAACGATAGCGAAGCCGAATCTGAGGAATACGTCGCAGACGATTCTGATGAGGTAGAACAAGAAGATGAGCAGGATGAGCAAGAGGAGCCTCAGACGTTCCGGGTGAAAGCAGCCGGAGAAGAACGTGAGGTAACCCTTGATGAGCTTATCAAGTCTTATCAACTTGGCACAGACTATACAAAGAAATCGCAAGCCGTAGCTGAAGAACGTAAGGTAGTCGAGGCTGAACGACAGCGTATCGAGGAAGCCAAGTACCTACGAGACCAGTATGCGGAACGGTTGCAGGTTATCGAGCAGATGCTCAACCAGCAGCCAGAGACAGAGAATCTGGATTATTTGAAGGAAAACGATCCTATCGGTTATGCCGTTAAGGTCGCAGAACTCTCTCAACGGGAGAAGCAGTTAGCTCAAGTTCAGGCTGAACGACAGCGAATTGCGATGCAGCAGGAGCAGGAACGTCAGGAACAGCTAGGGTCTGTGATACAGGCTGAGGCTCGTAAGCTGGCAGAGGTTATTCCTGAGTATGCTGACCCGAAGCGTGGTGATGCGATGAAGCGGGAACTTAGGGAGTTTGGACTCAAACTAGGTTTCTCTGAACAAGAGTTAGCGGGAGTTTATGACTCTCGTGCAGTTCTAGCGTTATACAAGGCGATGCAATACGATAAGTTGCAAAGCTCGAAACCTGCCATCACGAAGAAGGTGAACGAAGCCCCGAAAGTTATGAAGTCGGGTGTAGGAAAGAGCAGAGACAGTAACGAGGAACTGAATAAGTTAAAGGCGCGTGCAAAGCAGACCGGAAGGGTAGCTGATGCCGCAAGAGCATTTGAACGATTCTTATAGGAACTATCATGCCTACATTTACAGCACATACCGCTATTGGTCAGCGGGAAGATTTGACCGACATTATTTATGACATCTCGCCTACTGAGACTCCTTTCATGAGTTCGGTTGGTAAGACCAAAGCTACAGCCGTTTATCACGAGTGGCAGACTGACTCGTTGGCTGCTGCTACTACTGCTAACGCAGCGATTGAAGGTGCAGACGCTACATCGGCTACTCTGGCTCCTACCGTTCGTCTTGGTAACTACACTCAGATTATCCAAAAGACCGTTCAGGTTTCGGGTACTCTGGACACAGTAAACAAGGCAGGTCGTAAGTCGGAAAAGGCTTATCAACTGGCTAAAGCATCGGCTGAGATCAAGCGTGATCTGGAGACTATCCTGTGCGCTAACCAAGGTCGTTCGGCTGGTACATCGACTATTGCTCGTAAGCTCGGTTCGCTGCTGTCATGGATTAAGACTAACTCTGACAAAGCCTCTGACGGTGCTGATCCAGCGACCATCGGTGTATCGACTCGTACTGACGGTACTCAGCGTACTTTCACCGAAGCTCTGCTGAAGACTGTTGTTGCAGAGGTATATACATCGGGCGGCTCACCTAAGATTCTGATGGTTGGCGCTTCAGGTAAGCAGAAGGTTAGCTCGTTTGCTGGTATCGCTGCACAGCGTTACATGGCTCCGGGTAACACTCCGACCACCATTATCGGTGCTGCTGACGTTTATATGTCTGACTTTGGCACGATGTCGGTTGTTCCTAACCGCTTCATGCGTACCCGTGATGCTCTGGTACTCGATCCAGAATACGCAGCATTGGCGTATCTGCGTCCGTTCCAGACTAACGATCTGGCTAAGACTGGTGACTCTGAGAATACTCAGTTGCTGGCTGAAGTCACTCTTGAAGTTAAGAACGAAGCAGCTCATGGCGGAATATTCGATCTGGACATGGCTCTATAACGGAGTTTGATATATAATCCTCCTGTGGTTATCCATGGGAGGATTTATGAAATGTTCAGTTGATGGTTGCGATGTTCCAGTAAGGGTTAAGAGTTTAGGTCTTTGCTACAAGCATTACGTTAGATTTAAGACTCATGGCGTTGTTGAGCAAAAGAAATATGCTCATGGAAGTTTGGAAGAAAGATTCTGGCGTTTTGTTGAAAAGAAAGAAGAATCTAAATGTTGGGAATGGCTTGGTCAGCGTTTATCCAATGGCTACGGAAGGATTAGCTTAGGCGCAAAGTCCTTGGGGTCTGAAGGAGCGCATAGGGTAAGCTGGAAATTATTTAATAAAGCAGATATACCAGAGGGTATGTTTGTGATGCACAAATGCGATAATCCTAGCTGTGTCAATCCTCAGCACTTGAGCATTGGTACTCCAAAGGAAAATACGCAGGATATGATTGCAAAAGGGAGAAAGCGGGTTGTTTCTCCTAAAGGCGAAGGGAACGGGAAATCATTGCTTAACGAGGAAAAGGTTAGGCTGATCCGTTCAAGTACGCTAAGTCATGCTGGAATAGCTAGAGAACTTGGCGTATCCCCAAATTGCGTTCGGGGAGTGAGAATAGGGCGCACTTGGACACACATTACATGAGTAACCAGATACGGACTCAAACAGTATATGAGGACGGTGACGGCGGGATTGTCATCGAGACGAAGCAGGATGTTACCGAGATCATTGAGGCTAACAAGGCTCAGTTAGATTTCGATAAAGAGCGCAAAGGGCATCTAAACGATCTGCACCATGTTGCCAGAATACCTTTCACGGTTATTGATGTACTTAACCAGATGGGGATTATGAAGGGCTTCAGGGTGATTGATGACGTTGGATTTGCCAAGTGGCTGAATGATCCTGATAATGCTGTCTGGAAAACGTATCGAGGTACAGTATGAGAGTTGGTGTTTGCGTTCCTGCAAGGGATGAGGTTCACACGGCATTTGCGTTCGACTTTGCGAAGATGGCTGCACATGATGCGTCTGTCCGATGCAAGGATGGTAAGGGTGGTTTAAGCCTTTATACGATGCCGGGAACGCTGATATTTGACCAGCGTGAGAAGTTGGCAGAGGTAGCGTTGAAAGAGGGCTGTGATGTGTTGTTCTTTGTGGACAGCGATATGCGGTTCCCTCCTGACATCATTACTATTTTGCTGAGTCGTGAAGTGCCTATAGTTGGCGTTAATGCGACTACGAGAAGGAAGCCTGTAACACCTACGGCTAAGATGATGACGAAGTATATGGACGGTGATACGTTAGTCCATAAATGGGAGAACATCGATAGTCGTGGTAAAGAGGGTATTGAGGAAGTTACAGCGATTGGCTTTGGTGCTGTACTGATCCGCAAAGAGGTATTTGAAAAGACTGGCAGACCTTGGTTTGATGCTGGATGGGGTAAGAATGGAGTCTGTGGCGAGGATGTTTATTTCTGCGTCAAGGCTGCATCAGAGGGATTCCCGACCTACGTTGACCATGAGTTGTCTATGCACATTCGACACATAGGAACCTATGAGTACGGATGGAAAGATTTTGAGCAATTAGAGGAATGATATGCCGTTAGCCAGCTATTCGGACTTAAAGACTACGGTTGCTAACTATTTAGCCCGTAGCGATCTAACCGCAGTCATTCCTGACTTTATCCGACTAGCTGAGGAACGACTGAGACGAGACATTCGTACTCGCATGATGTTGACTGTTGCTACTACGTCAACTATTGCATCTGATTCTACGGTTGGATTGCCGACTGACTTCTTAGAGATGCGCGATATACATCTAAACACTACTCCGGTGTTTACGTTGCGCTACAAGGCTCCTAACAGCTTCTACGAGACTGCCAGAACGACTGAGAGTGGCAGACCTGTGGACTACACGATTCTCGGCTTAGAGATGCAGTTAGCACCAATTCCTGATACTGCTTATACGTTGCAAATGTTGTATTACTCCAAGCCTACGTTACTGAGTGATACGAACGCGAGTAATGTATTCCTAGCGAACTATCCTGATGCGTTGCTGTATGCGTCTTTAGGGGAAGCAGAGCCGTATCTAATGAATGATGCTCGGTTGCAGACGTGGGCTGCTTTGTACGAACGTGCGATCAATGCTATCAATGTATCTGACCAGTCGAGTGAGTACAGCGGTCAGCCTATGTCTATGTCCTATAACGTGAGGTAAATCATGGCAGAAATAAGTAACTATCTCGAAAATGCAATTATTAATGCGACTCTACGGAACACGACTTATACGAGTCCTGCTGCTGTTTATGTAGGTCTGTTTACGTCTGATCCGACGGATGCTGGTAGCGGTACAGAGGTCTCAGGTGGGTCGTATGCTCGTACTGCGGTGACATTTGGTTCTCCTAGTAACGGGGTTACTACGAACTCTGCTGCGGTTGAGTTCCCACAGGCTACAGGATCATGGGGTACGGTAGGCTGGATCGGTATACATGACGCTGCTACTAGCGGAAATCTGTTGTATCACACGGCTTTAGATGTTTCTAAGACGATTGATACAGGTGATATTTTCAAGATTTCTACAGGGAATCTATCTGTGACTTTAGCTTAAAGAGGTAAATTATGGCAACTATCGTCACACGGGCAGGTAAAGGTAGTGCGCTCACTCATAACGAGGTAGATGCGAACTTTAATAACCTGAATAACGACAAAGTTGAAAAGTCTGGTACTGATCCTGTAGTTATATCTGTCAACAGTTCAAGCGATGCGTTGCGAATAACGCAGACTGGTGCTGGCAATGCGTTGGTGGTAGAGGATAGCACGAACCCTGATAGTACGCCGTTTGTGGTAGGTGCTTCTGGCAACGTGGGGATTGGTACGAGTTCGCCGGGGAGCATTCTTACTGTTTCTGCTGCAAGCCCAACAATTACATTAACTGCTACCACTACAACCGGAACAACAATAGGCAATAAAAATAATCGTTTACTTTTAACAGCCGCATCTGTAACTCTTAACAATGGCGGTGAAGTGGTATTTGGAATAGCAGACACAAATACGGGTAGATGGGGTGCTATTTCTGGAGCAATTCAAACTAATTCATCAGGTGGCGCTACAGGAGATATTTTATTTGCAACAAAAGCATCCGATGCGGCAACTTCTCTTACCGAACGCGCCCGTATCACCAGCGGTGGTGATTTGCTGGTGACAAATGCTGGTGGCGGTCTAGGGTACGGCACAGGCGCAGGCGGTACGGTCGTGCAAGCAACAAACAAATCAACTGCTGTCACGCTGAACAAACCTACTGGGTCAATTCAGGTAAACGGTGCTTCTTTAGCAGCAGATACTGCTGTTAGCTTTACATTCAACAATTCATTGTTTGCAGTCACCGATACATTGGTTCTTTGTAATAGAACAGGCGGAACTGCCGGAGCGTACTGGTGGGGTGTTACTTCAACAGCATCAGGCTCTTGTGTCATAACAATACGAAATATGACAACTGGTAGTTTGTCACAAACGCTTGAACTTAACTTCACTATTATCAAAGGAGTAACATCATGATTTACTTAGCCGCAGTCTGTCACGACATCAAGAGCAACACGTTGGAAGCAACGTGGCTTCAAGAGACAGACACCGAGATGAAGCGTGTCAAGTGCCGTAACTACTCTGCCGAACAGAAGGATGAGTTCTTAGCTGATTGCGGCGAGGACGGTCAGAAGTACGTTGACATGGCGGGTTGGTAATGAAATTTGAACTAGACCAAAACGAAGCGCAGTTTATCGTACAGGTAATCGGCAACCTGCCAACGCAGTCAGGAGCGCATCCTCTGTGGCAGAAGCTGGTAGCACAGTTTAACGAGCAGACCGAAGAATGAGCCTTCAGTACGTCCTCTATGACTATTGGGAGTACGGTTATGCGGTAGGTGACGCAATCTTGGAGTTTGGGAGTGCGTCTGTAACAGCAAATGCGACTGTTTCTGCTAGTGGAATAAGAATAAGAACGGCAGTAGGGTCGATAACAGGTAGTGCAGCGGTATCGGCTCAGGGTATTCGAGTTCGAACTGGTAACGCAGGAATTACTGCTAGTGCTGTTTTAACGGCTGATGGCACAAGAGTTAGAACTGCAATAGGCGATATTGTTGGTACTGCCACAGTTTCGGCATTAGGTGGAATTGTAGCGAGTGGTGCTGGATCGATAAATGGTCTAGCTACGGTTAATGTTGACGCAACAAGAATAAGAACGGCTAATGCTAGCGTTTCAGGATTAGCAACGGTTGTAGCATTAGGTGGTTTGATTGCTGATGCTAGTGGTGCGGTTAGTTGTACGGCTACGGTAACTGCTGATGGGCTTAGGATTCGTACTGCTGCTGGCTCTGTTGCTGGAAGTGCAACAGTCACAGCCGATGCGACTAGAACTAGGACTGCTGATGCTTCAATTAATGGTATAGCAACTGTTTCTGCTTCGACAACTGTTACATATTCTGCCAATGCTGCGATTACGGGGTTGGCAAGTCTATCAGTCACATTTGAAAATGGTTGGACAGCAAGTAGTCAAAATACGCAAATATGGAATAAAGACGAGGCGTATGTAGAAATTGATTATTGGGTAGAAGGTTATACCAATGATGTTTACAATTATTGGCAAAATAGCACTACATCATCATCAACTTGGTTTAGTGAGATTTTGACTGATCCCTATGTAGAATTCGGCTATTGGGAACCGGATTACACAGATAGCAAATACGAGTTTTGGATTCCTCGTAGCGTCAGCACAGACAGTTGGATGAGGCAATAATGGATATTAAATTTGGTGAGTGGTTGCCAGATCAGCCGGGGGTTACAGGGGCTGTTACAGACGCTAAGAACTGTTATCCGGTAGCTAACGGTTATGCGCCGTTTCGTAGTGAGGCTGATTACTCGGATGATGCTGCTCAGGCTCTATTGATTACATTTGCGGGTAAGTTTGGCGGTGCTACGACGTTATTTGCGGCTGGAGCTACTCAGATTTACAAGTTTGACTCTAACGATGCCAGCTTAGATGCGGCTACTACGACGGGATATACGGCTGTAGAGAGTTGGGATGTTACTCAGTTCGGTTCCAAGATTATTCTGGCTAATGGTCAGGATAAGTTGCAGTCATTTGACTTAGGTTCATCTACTTATTTTGCTGATTTAGCGGCTGCTGCACCTACGGCTAAGTTTGTTACCGTAGTGAAAGACTTTGTTGTCGCTGCGAACGTAGGTGGTGACGAAAATAAGGTCTATTGGTCGGATATTAACGATGAAACTGACTGGACTCCGGGTGCTGCGAGTCAATCTGATTTTCAAATTGTGCCTGATGGTGGTGATATTACAGGTCTAGCAGGTGGTGAATATGGTCTGATCTTCCTAGAGAGGGCGATTTACCGGATGACCTATGCTGGTAGCCCGTTTTTCTTCCAATTTGACGCTATTTCGCGGTCTTTAGGCTGTATTTCTAACGGTTCTATTGCTCAATACGGTAATGTTACCTATTTCCTAGCAGATGACGGGTTTTATGTCTGCGATGGACAGTCTACTAAGCAGATTGGTGCTGAAAAAGTAAACAGATGGTTCTTTAGCAACGCCATTCCTAGCGAAATTGCTTCAGGAATGAGTGCTACAGTCGATCCTATTAATAAATTAGTAATATGGCGGTTCTCAGGTACGTTTGCTCGTAAGTTATTGCTGATTTATTCGATAGATTTGGATCGTTGGTCGTATGCTGAGACTACGACTACATCTATTGCTTATGTGCTAACTCCTTCAGCGACGTTAGAGCAGGTGGATAACTATAACTCCTCGATTGATGCTTTAGCTATCCCATTGGATTCGCGGGTATTTGCTGGTGGGCAGCTATTGTTTGCGGGTGTTTCTGGCAACAAGATTATTGCCTTTCAAGGACAGCCTAAAACGGCTCAGATAACGACCGGAGACATTGATATGGGTCGTTCTACTGTACTCTTAGCTAGACCGACTGTAGACGGTGGTAGTGCCTCTGTAGCGGTTGCTAGCCGTGATCTATTGTCTGAGCAGGTAGAGTTTTATACAGACGTTCCAGCAGACGCTGAGAACCGTGTTTCTATTCGGTCTAATGGGGAATACCACAGACTACGGTTGACTCCGACAGGGGCTAACTGGACTACTGCGGTAGGCATGGACGTTGACGTTGTGAAACAGGGTAATCGATGACCAGAAGGGTTCAATTCCAGACGCTACCTGTATTTGGTGCAGACCAGAGGCAGGTTGCTGAGGTTGTTCGTGGTGCTATGAATGGCAAAACGAATAACACCGGAGAGATTACATTAGCCACAGGGAACGCTACTAGCACTACCCTTTACGATGACCGTATAGGCTTTGATAGCCTTATTTTCTTCGTACCCTTATCTGCGGCTGCTGAAGCTGATTCAGCACCTTACGGAGCGTTTCAGGACACCACAGACCAAACTGCTGCTAATACGACAACTGCCTATGCTGTTACGTTTAATACGACAGACTATAGCAATGGAGTTTATCTTTCTAATAGTTCTCGTCTTAATGTCAGGAATTATGGAATTTACAATATTCAGTTCTCTTTTCAATATAAAAACACTACTAACGATGGTCAGGATGTAGATATTTGGTTTAGGAAGAATGGAACGAACGTAGATGGGTCTAATAGCCGATTTCATATGCCAGCGAGGAAAAGCACAGGCGATCCTAGTCACTTGATTGCTGCGATGAATTTCTTTCTAGAAATGAACGCTGGTGACTATGTAGAGCTTATGTGGAGGACTAGCGATGTAGGTGTTTCGTTAGAGCATTTCCCAACGAGTACGAGTCCGACTAGACCGTCTATTCCTAGTGCTATTGTTACGTTGAATTATGTAGCACCATCAGCAACGACGAACCTGTATGTTTCTACACAACAACAGGGTGAGGCAACTATTACACATTGGGCAAATGCTACAGCAGACAAAACTTACGGATATATCGTTGTCGGTTGAGTTCCGATACATACCAGTCGATCAACTAAGAAACTGGTGGGGAACTATTAAACCGGGATTAGAGAAGGTAAAGACTCGGAGTCCTGAGAACTGGATTGTTGAGGACGTTTACACGGACTGTTTTAACCAGAAGGCTATGCTGTGGGTGGTCTTAAAGGATCAGCATTTCGCGGGATTCTTTATCTTGCAGCCGATGGGTGATGAGTGTCATGTATGGGCTGCTTGGACGTTAGAAAATGATTATCAACTGGTAGATTCAGGGTTAAAATACATAAAAGACATGGCTCGTCAAGCCGGAGTCAAATACCTGACATTTTCTAGCCACAGGCAGGGATGGCAGAGGAGGGCTGAAGCATACGGTTTCCGTCCTAGAAAATGGATTTGCGAGGTGTAATATGGGTGGTGGTGGCGGTACTCAAGAGAGTACAACAAAGACAGAGATTAGCCCTGAGTTTAAGCCGTTTATCACTTATGCGTTAGGTGAGGCTAAACGTGTTTACGGTGAAATGCCAAAAGCTCCAAGTACTTTGGCAGCACCTATGTCGGGTACGACTACAGAAGCTCTAAGACTTGCTGAGGAACGTGCTTTATCCGGTTCTCCTCTCTTAAGGGCGGCTCAGGCTGAACAACTGGCTACGATTGAAGGTCGTGGCGTTAATCCGTTTCTAGGTGGTGCTTTACAACAGGCTAACCGTCTAGCGGGTGAACAGTACACACGGAATATTCAGAATCTACAGTCTCAGGCTTCATCTAAAGGTCGTTATGGCTCTGCTGCTATGGGTCAACAGGCTGGAACTTCTCAAGACATCTTTGCTCGTGCTTTAGCGGATCAGGGTGGTCAACTAGCGTATTCAAGTGCTGAGGCTGAGAGAGGTAGACAGGTTGCGGCTTCTCAAGGTGCGCCACAGCTATCTGGTGCTGATTATGCTGACATTCAGAGATTGTTGCAAGTTGGACAAGGTCGTGAAGGTTACATAGAAAAAGGTATTAAGGGTCAACTGGATGCCCAGAACATTCCATTAGAAAGATTGCAGAAGGCAGCTAATGTGTTCTATGGTGCGCCATTAGAGACTAAGACAGAGCAGAGAGCTACACCGCAGGGAGGTAAATAATGGGTAATCCAGCTACATTGCCGGGAATGTTGATAAATGGTGTTGTATCTAATGCTTTAGCTAGAGGTGATGTTGGTAAAGGATTAGCTATCAATGCTGCATTATTTGCTGGAGCAAAAGGTTTAGGTGGTTTGACATCTGGCGTACCTGCGGCAGTTTCTCAAGGAGGAACTTATGTTCCTGCTCAAAATGTTGGGAATGTTGGCGTTGAGGGATTAAAGCAAAATATTTTTGCTGGTGGTGGGAGTCCGGTTGGTATGACATCTGGAGTCGGTTCTGTTCCTCCGCAGCAATCAGCATTGAGTAGTGCAATGCAATTTGCGAATCAAAATCCTTACGCTACAGCGATTGGGCTGCAAACTGCTGGGAATGTTTTGTTTCCAGAACAGCAACCTATGGTAGCAGCACCATCAGCAGGATTATTGAGAGGTACTCCATCTCAGGAACAGCCTCAACAGTATGCGATGGCAATGCCACAAGTAAGTCTCATCTAAGGTGACGTATGGCGATTACAGACTACATCCCTAACATCTTTGGAACGACTCCAGAGGCTTATCGTGGGCTTTTGACTACTGAGCAGAGTGCTGGTTTAGAAAAACGAGCTAACTTGGCTGGATTGCTAGGTTTTGCTGGTGCTTTGGCTCAAGGTATGAGTCCGCAAGGTTATCGTCGTTCAGCGTTACAGAACATTCTAACGGCTGCTGGTGCTGGCTTTGGTGGTGCAGGTCAGACCTATGAGGCAGGCATTAACCAACTAGGTAACTTACAAAAGTTGCAACAGTCTCAGGCTCAGATTACAGCGATTAACCAGTTTGCAAAAGAATTTGCTAACGATCCTGCAATGATGGCTTATTTACGGGCGAATCCGAATGAGGCTATCAAATATTTAGTAGAAACTAGACAGTTCCAGAGAGCTAGAGAGGCTGCTATGCCTACTACTCCTACTGCACCAGTTCCTGCTGCTGCGACCCCCACATCAACATTCAGAGGTATTACAGCGGGTGAGCAAGTTGGTGATATTGGCTTTACGTTAGGCAAAGAAGGACAACTAGAGTCAATGGCTGGTGGGCTAACAAGTGGATTAGCTCCTAGTCGAATGGGGTTGACTGGTACTGGTGGCGTTGGTCTTACAGGTCGTGGCGAGATGCTGCCTACTGTATCTGCTCCAGAGCCTACTAGATTAGCTCCAGTAGCTGTTACTGGCAATCCAGAGATTGCAAGACTAGAAACACAAATCCAGCGCGGTTTAGCTGATGCTTCTGTGTATTCGGATTTGCGTAGACCACAGGACGCTGAAGCTACTCTGCGTAACGTAGATCGTTTGCGTGAGCGTCAACAGCAACTAATGGCTTCTGAGATTGATCTTGACCAGAGAATTGCTAATGCTCCAGCAAATTACAAAGATCAATATGTAACTCTAAAATCGATTAAAGAGACTCTAAAGCCAAAAGACTTTATTGATACTTTGCAGAAGATTGATACTGCTGTTGTTGAATCAGGGAAACAGTTTAAGTTTGATGGTGCTGCTGGCAACTTTGCGTATCGTATGTTCGGTACTAACGATATGACTAAGATGAGCCAGCCTCAAATGGATTTGGTTTTACGTTACCAAAATGCTCCGACTCAGGCAGATCAGACAAAGATCGTTATCGATGCTCAACGTCTGCTAGAGGAAACTGGTGCTAGGGTTCCTGTTCCTACATCTCGTGAATCTATGATTGGTGGTGTGCCTAGTGCGGCTCCTGCTGCACCAGCGGTAGTTACGGCTCCGACTGCTCCTAGAGTTGCTCCTCGTCTAACGACTACAGCAGAAGCAAAACAAGTTGTAAAAGAAATAAATAAACCAGTTGTTGATATTAATGTTACTCCGCTAATTAAACAGCCTGACTCACAAGTTCCGCCTAAAGCTAAGAAAGAATTGCTACTAAAGCAGCCTTCTACTGTGGCTTTGTCTAACTATGCGCTAAAGAATGTTGTAGATGCTAGAGATGCTGCTCAGAAACTGCTTGAAAACCCTGCTTACATTGATTCGTTGACTGGTATAACTTCACCATTAATGGTAAAGGTTCCTGATACAGATGCGTTTACGGCTAACCAGTTAATGCAGAACTTGTTAGGTCGTGCGTTTGTGAATGAACTTTCACAAATGAGAAATGCCTCACCTACTGGTGGTGCTGTAGGTAACGTAGCTGTTGCTGAAATGGATAGTTTGTCGAAAATTCAATCTTCATTGGTAGTTGGGATGAAAAAAGATGAACTCATAAAGCAACTCAAGCAGTACGTTAATGTTTCTAATCGTGCCATTAAGACGATTCCTAACGAATATGCTCGTACCTACGGTTACAACGGTGAATTTGATGACTTACTGCAAGGTACAGTAATAGAGAGACCAGAAGCTCCAGCACTTCCACAGGGTGTAACTGTTAAGAGAGTACGGTAATGGCTGATGGGAAAAAACATACCTATTCTGTAACGATTCCGGGTTCAGGAACGTATCAAGTTGACTCTGATCGTCCTTTAACGGATTCTGAGGCTTATCAGGCTGCTGCTGCGTCTGCACAGCCTAGAGGGGTAACTGAGCAACTAGGTAGACAGTTTGGCATTGCTGCTAGAGGTGCTGCTCCTGTAGTGGCTGGTACTGCTGGTGGTTTCATGGTTGGTGGTGCGCCGGGAGCATTAGTAGGTGGTCTAACATTGCCACTCGCTGAGGTTGGTACTCAGGCTGCTAACGTACTATTGCCACAACAATATCAGATTCCATCTCCTACGGGTGCTGTAGAAAGTCTATTAACTCGGCTTGGCTTTCCTGCTCCTGAAACTATGGGGGAACGTGCCTTACAGTCTGGTGCTAGTGCATTGACTGGTGTTGGTGGTCAGTTACAGGCTTTCCCATCGATTGCTAGAACGGCTCAGACAGAAATGGGTCGTGGCTTGGCTACTGAGTTAGCTAAGTCTCCTACTCGTCAATTAGCGGCTGCTGCTCCTAGTGCTGCTGTAGGTCAGGCTGTAGGTGAGACTACTGGAAGTCCTGTTGCCGGAATGGTTGCAGGTATGGGTACTGGTGCTGCGTTTGGCGTTGGTTCTAAACAGCCCTTTGCACCTACTCGTGAGGAACTCGCTACCAAGTCTACTAAGCTATTTGAAAGAGCCAAAGAATCAGGCGTAATGTTCAATGCTCCTAAGTTTTCAAGCAAGATGGATGGGGTAATGAACAGCCTAAGAGATGAAGGATATGAGGTAGGTGGTGCTTACCCTAAGTTGGACATTGCTTTTAAGCGTCTAACTGATCCAAATACGCCTAAAGACTTTACTGGCTTAACCAATCTTCGTAAGGCGATTCGTAGCGCACAGGCTAGTATTGATCCTGAAGAACGCAGAATGGCAACTATCCTCAAAGATAAGTTTGATGATTATGTTGCTAATGCACCAAGTAGCGATATTTTGGGTGCAAATACTAAGACTGGTACTGCCCTATGGAAACAAGCTAGGGATGAATACTCCAAGCTGATGAAGTCTGATGTTTTCGAGGATATGCTTGAGAACGCTAAATTAGATGTTAGCAAGTTTACTCAGTCAGGTTCCGAAAACTCACTAGCCCAACAGCTACGTCAGTTAGCGAAAAACGATAAAAAGATGCGTTTGTTTACCAAAGAGGAACAAGCTGCTATCAAGTCTGCTGCTAAGGGTTCTACGACTCAAAATCTCCTAAAGTTCTACGGCAGATTTGCGCCTACTAGCTCTGTTGGTGGATTGTTTGCTGGTGGCGCTACGGTTTATGAGCCTACAATCGGCTTGCCATTTACGGCTGGTGCTATTGGTGCGCGTTATGGGGCTAGCAAGATGCGTGAGCGTTCAATAGAGAACTTGGCTGACATTATGAGAGCAGGTCGAGGAGCTACGGTTCCACCTAACCTAGTTCCTGCTATAACTGGAGCTAGAGGTCTATTGTCTCCTCTTAATGTTACCCCAGAGGAACTTCAACGAATTTACGGTGAATAATCATGCCAAAGAATAAAGTTAGCGAGTGGAGTTCTACTCCTGCAAACAATACAGACATCGGAGGGGTGAACATTGCTGAAGGATGTGCGCCTAGTGGTATCAATAACGCTATCCGAGAGCTAATGGCTCAGGTTAAGGATATGCAAGCAGGTACTGATAGCGATAACTTCACTATTGGCGGGAATCTATCGGTTACAGGTACGACTACGCTGACAGGATCAGCTACAGCACCTACGGCTACTTTTGGTGATAACACGACTAAAGTAGCTACGACTGCGTTTGTACAGGCTGCTCTAGCGGCTATTTATCCAGTTGGATCGATTTATACAAACGCGACTAATAGTACGAATCCGGGTACGTTGTTAGGCTTTGGTACTTGGGCAGCTTTTGGTGCTGGTCGAGTCATGGTCGGTTTCAATGGCTCTGATCCGCTATTTGACTCTGCTGAGGAAACAGGTGGTTCTAAAGATGCGATTGTCGTAAGCCATACGCATACTGCGACTGTTACTGATCCGGGTCACTCACACTCTACAGCACTTTATTATCGTCCACATTCAGCGTCTGGTTCTGCACAGCAATATGCTCAAAACACGACTGGATTTGGTTCTCAGATTTCTACAAATAGCGAAACAACTGGTGTTACTGTATCTAACAGCACGACTGGCTCTAGTGGTACTAACGCTAACCTACAGCCATACATTACTGTTTATATGTGGAAACGTACTGCTTAAATCATGGAAAACTTACTTTCACAGGTTGTCGTTGGGATTGGTGGTCTAGGTGCTGGAGCATGGGCTATGTATCAAAAGATCAAGTCTGATAACCGTAACAATCATGCTGCTGACGTTACTGGTGCTGCTTGGGAACAGGTAGTTACTACATTGCGCGATGAGGTATCACGTTTATCAGAGCGTCTAGCTGCTGTTGAGGAACAAAACCGTAAGTGCGAGGAAGCTAACCATGCCTTGCATAACGAAATCATTAGCATGAAGAAACAGCTACACCTATTCTGATGTGTTAGACCCTATAACGATTGCTGCGGCTTATAAGGCGTGTACCACAGCGATTGACTTAGCGAAAAAAGGCGTAGACCTTTATAAGCAGATAAAGAGTACCAGCGGTGACGTAAGTGGCGTATTAAAGGACTTAAAAGAACAGTATCACAAGATTGTTGATCCAAGTCCTGAGCAGAAAAAACAATATAACGACGAAGTTAAGAAGGTTCAGGAAGTAGCCAAGGCTTCTCCTGACGATGTACTTAGCGATATTTGGTCGAATCTTGGTAACTTTATTGACCAGTACGAGGCTTTAGTAAAGATATACGTCCAGAGTGAGGCTGAGTCTAAAGAGGTCTATAGGGGTGATTTATCGTTAGGTCGCAGGGCATTAGAGCGTATTAGGTTGGAATCTAAGCTCAACGAGATGCTGGCTCAGGTAAGGGAACAGATGGTCTATAACACGCCACCAGAGTTAGGGTCAGTATGGGCTAGGTTTGAGAAGGCATGGACTGATATACAGAATGAGCAAGCTGATGCGTTAGCGGTAGAAACGAGAAAGATTCAGGCGGCTAGATGGCAACGAAGAAAGGCGATAAATCGTCTCAAAAGTCGGCTGGTATGGATTGGAGCAGTCGTGTTCGTGGTTCTGTGGGCGGTGGGTCTAATGTGGCTGATAATTCAAAGCGCGATTCAGAAGATGTACCTTGGTCTTTGATTACAGTAGTCCTAGCTGTGATTCTAATGTTCTTTATCGTAATGCCTGTACTAGCATTTATGTACTACGATATGTACTATGCAACTCAGGCGGCTGTATCTGAAGTTAAAAAGATGAAACAGCTAAGACGAGAAATCCTAGAGGAGAGGATGTACGGTAAATGATAACGCTGGCACAGTTCAAAAAGTTTGCTCCTAATACAAAGTATCCTCAGCAATGGTATGACGCACTCTTTAGCAAGCAGGATGAGCTAGGAGGTAAGTCTCTGCTAGAGGAATACGAGATCAACACACCTAAACGAGTCGCTGCTTTCCTAGCCCAATGTGGTCACGAATCAGGTGGCTTTGTCTTTGTCACAGAGAACCTTAACTATTCTGCATCAGGTCTACAGCGGGTATTCCCTAAGTATTTTCCTACTCATGAGATTGCCAAGCAATACGAACGTAACGCTAAGAAGATAGCATCTCGTGTGTATGCGGATCGTATGGGTAATGGTGACGAGGCTTCTGGTGATGGCTTTAAGTTCCGTGGTCGGGGAATATTGCAGCTAACGGGCAAAAATAACTACTTTTGGTTTGCAGCTAGCCTAGAGATTACACCTGAACAAGCCGTTGACTATTTGGAAACATTCGAAGGTGCTGCTCAGAGTGCTTGCTGGTTTTGGTCTGAGAACAAGCTCAATCGATTTGTTGATGCAGATGATTTTAAGGGTTTGACTAGGGCTATTAACGGTGGCTACATTGGACTTGAGGATAGGAAACACCATTATGAGATTGCTTTGTCTATGTTTGGTTCTGCTGCTTAGTGGATGCGATAGGTTCCGTTATCCTTGCCAAGACCCTGAGAATTGGGAGACTAAACAATGCCAGAGACCTTATTGTTCAGCTACAGGAACCTGCCCAGATCAGTTGACTAAGCCAGAGGAAATTAAGGATGAATCCCCTAAAGTTGATAAGCCAGTTCCTTGCAATGACGCAGGAGCAGCACGATGCCGTAATTAAGTTCTGTATCGCTGTAACCTTCTGCTGTACGGTCATTATCATGGTCGGAGTATCGCTTTATAGCGTTGTGTTTGTGACTCAACCTATGAACGGTATGGCTCCAGCGGATAAGCAGTTCTTCCTGATCCT